AACACCCCCCAACCCCCCTCAAGGGGGGACAGCCCATGCAATGAAATTATTTGAAATTTATAATTCATTATTAACGAAAAATGATTCAGAAATGAAAAATTTATTTAAAAAACTCGGCTTTCAGAACGAAGCGACCGAGGATGATGCCATCAAAAAGGTGGATGCACTGGAAAGTCAAATTGCCCAGGAAAAGAAAAAGTACGATGAACTGGCCGTTGAAAATACAAACCTGAAGGCAAAACTGAAAGAAAAAGAAGATGCCGAAAAAGCGCTTCAATCCACCGAGGTAGAGAACATTCTGAAGGATGCAATCAATACCGGTAAGATCCAGGAACCACAGAAACCTCATTTCAAAGCTATCCTCGAAAAGGATTTTGAGAACGGCAAGGCAATTCTTGCCTCGATGCAACCCGCCAGGAAGCTGAAGGATGAGTTGAATAAACTGAAAGATGAAAAGCGCGATGAATGGACTTTTGACGATTACCACAGAAAGGACCCGAAAGCGCTGGCAGAAATGAAAGCCAAAAATCCGGAAGGGTACAAGGCGCTGTTTGATGCCAGGTTTGGGGCGTAGGAAATTGGGTTAATTGGGTTAATTGAGTTAATTAAGTTAAATAAGTAATTAAAGGGAAATGAAAAAACTGATTTTTATGCTGTTTGCCGGGCTGATGATGATCCTGGCAACGACAAAGCGGGCGGAAGCCCAGAAGGTGATCCAATGGCCTTACGGGGCTGTTGATGCTCAATCCAATGATTACGAAGCCACCAGCGCCGTAACCATCAGCAACAGCTTTACCATAGTAACATACGCATCGGTTACAGGTGATATGACTGTAAACATAACTATCGCTTCCGGGTTAAAAGCCGGTGCATTGGTTATATTCAAAGTGACTCCAACAACTAACGGTTATGATGTGACCTGGGGGACGGGTATAGATGCGCCTGTAATGGTAGGCGTGGCAACCAAGACCAAGTTATTGACCTTTGTTTACAACGGGACCAACTTACTTGCATTAGGGTCCGAAGTTCAGATTGATTAATTTAAAAGTAAAAGATAATGAAAACAAGACTGATTTTAAGTATTGTGACGAGCCTGCTTTTTTCATTGGTAATAGCGCCGGTGATAGGCATGGCTGTTGAATTGAATCCTCTGCCGGTGGCGGGAGTAATATTTGGACTATCCTTTATCCCATTGCCTTCGGGTATCATGGGCATGGCCATTCAAAAAGAGATTTGGCAAACCTGGATAGCGGAAAATCTTCTGGCAAAGAACGATTTTCTGAATAACCTCACGAATGAGGACCAGTATGTATTGGCAGGTAAAGTGGTTCATATACCACAGGCCGGTGCGAGTCCGGGAGTGGAACGAAACAGAACTGTTGTACCCGCCCAGGTTATCCAGCGTACTGATGTTGATATCACCTACGCGCTCGATGAGTTTACATCCGATCCGGTATATATACCCAATGCCGACACTGTCGAATTGAGCTATGATAAAATGGCCTCCATTTTGGCCGACATTATGGGAACGCTGCGGGACAATGTAGCCAAATGGCTGCTATATCATTTCGGACCGGCTACGAACATTCTTCGTACTACCGGCGGCGCTGTTGCTGCTCACCTTGATGGAGCTACCGGCAACAGGAAATTACTTTTACCTAATGATTTGAAGAGGGTACAACTTGCGATGAACAAACAAAACGTACCTTTCGAAAACCGTTTTGCACTGGTGAGTTCCGACATGCTCAACCAGCTTACCGATTCTCTTACTGCTACGACATACAGGGATTTCTCTGCCGCTTATGATATGGCAAAAGGAGTAGTAGGACAGTTATACGGATTCAATATCATGGAGCGCAGCTCGGTACTGGTATATGATAATACCCCTGTAAAGAAAGCCGTGGGAGCTGCCGGAGCCGCTACCGATAATGATTGTGCATTATTTTGGCAGCAGCAGGCGCTGGCACGCTCGATGGGCGATATTGTAATGTATGAGAAAATCGGAGATCCGACATTCTACGGCGACATATACAGCGCACTGTTGCGTATGGGCGGACGTATCCGCAGGAGCGACGAGAAAGGCGTTTACGCGCTGGTACAGGACGCAGCGACCTAAACAGGCTGATTGATAAAACTGGGAGGAATGCCTGGGGAGGGAAGCAAACTGAACTCCCCAGGCTTATGGTACCTCCCCCTGCCCCCTCAAGAGGGGGAAAATTGCGGGGTAGAGCAGAGGTCAGCTCGTCAGGTTCATACCCTGAAGGTCGGTGGTTCGAGTCCATCTCCCGCTACTAAACGAGTTCAAAGTTCAAAATGAAAATGATTGACGGAATAGTAGGTTTTGCCGGTGGAAGCGTAACGGGATTTGTTGCCTCGATATTTGGGTTTGTTAACCTCGATCACCTAATAGAGGTATTCATTATAACGCTCGTTGGCGGATTTGTTGGTGGGATCGGCAACTGGCTATGGAGATTGGTGGTTAATAATTGTAAAAAGCTGAAATCAAAAAAGATAACAAAATGAAAAGCGTATTCATATTATTGCTAATTTGCCTTTCATTAGCGACTTACTCGCAGGGCATTATCATCTTTGATCACGAGAAAAAACAGGCACAGCTTTACGGCGACATCTCGGCCGAGACTATTATACAAACGCTGTCAACGGTTGAATATCCTGAAATTCAGAAATATGACATTGTTCCGGTTTATCCGGTTCCATTTATGAATCCGGGGCAGTCTGTTCATTATCTCAGGTTTACCGCAAGAAACCTCTTCCTTGCCACCTCCAAAGGAGGAAATCTTGAACTATGGGGAAAGTGGAAAGTATTCGAATTTTTGCAGGAGGTAAATAAATTTGATTTTGATCGGAAAAATACCAGGATAAAACCGACGTGGAAAAGTACAATGATAAAAGTAAAAAGTAAAAAGTAAAAAGTAAAAAGTGGAGCTTACCAGGAATTTCATATTGCAGGAGTTTGTTGACCCGGATATTTACGCATTGCTTGGCGATAAGTGCCTTGCGCTGATTGATAACCGGATTATCGGAATAGCGCAGGTATTACGCGATTATTTCGGAGTGCCTGTTACGATTAACAACTGGTACGAAGGCGGCAATTACAAGGAAAGTGGGTTGCGCAAATTCCTGAGCAATACGGGAGCTCAGTTCAGCCAGCATAAGTTCGGAAGGGCTATTGATATGAAACTGGAAGATATGGATGCTGAGGAAGTGAGGAAGGAAGTGATCCGCAAATGGAAGATGTTTCGGGGCTACGGTTTAACTACAATGGAGAGTGGGACACCAACATGGGTGCATGTGGATTGCAGATATACAGGAATGGATGAGTTGCTGATCGTTCCTTTTAATTAAACACAGAGAAATGAAGAAGAAATTCGAGGATACGAAGGTTGGGCAGTTTATCAGCAAGGTGGCTCCGGATCTGATTGATACGGTGGGAGAAGTGTTTCCGCCGGTTAAGATACTGAAAGCATTGATCCCTGAGGGATCATTAACAAACGACCAGGCTGTTGAATTCAACGCGGCATTGCAGGAATATGAACTGAAAGAACTGCAGGAGTACCTGAAAGATATGCAGGATGCGAGGGCGATGAATGTGAAGATACAGGAAGCTCAGGCAGGAAGTAAGCTCAGCAAGATCGCAGCCTACATCATTGACTTCGTCCTGATCGGCGCGACCATCCTGTTGGCTATACTGCTCTTTTTTAAGAAAATACCGGAGGATAACCAGCAGATCGCTAATATTCTGTTCGGCGCACTACTCACATTCGCCGGAACCATCGTTTCTTTCCATAGAGGAAGCACCCAGGGAAGCAGCAAAAAAACTGATATGCTTTTCAATAAATTATCTAATAATACACAACAATGAAACATTTAGAAAGAGTTAAAGAGGTTTTCAACACCTTTAAGAACAAAGATGAAGTTTATCAGACATCGGATGGCGAAGTGTTTTTTCGCTACCAGGATGCAGTTAATTATGCACGTACATTTAAAGATAACAGCGTGGAAAAGTTTACCAGGGAAGAAATTATTGCGGCAATAGCAGACCCGGTAATACCACCGGCCGAAACTGATCCGTCAATGAATGAACCTTTGGAATCGGAAATTCCACCGGCCGAAACTGATCCGGCAATGAATGAACCTTTGGGAGGAAAAAGTTCAAAAGGAAAAAGATCAAAGGGAAAAGTAAAAAACTAAAGACTAAGTACTAAAGACTCAATATTAAATATCATGAATGATATAACATTTGTAAAGGGAGAAGGCGGACTGGCGCGGACATTACCTGGCGAAGATCATTACAGCGGACTGCTGTATTATGCCTTATTCGCATCGGTAATGCCTGATGGATGGACAGACGGAGAAAACAAACAGATCACCGGGGTAAGCGACCTGGAAGCGAAGCATGTATTAGAAACCACTGAAGGGTTTGAGGTTCTTCATTACCATGTGCGGGAGTTCTTCAGGATCAATCCCAACGGAGTATTATGGGTTCAGATTAAAAAACTGGCAACCGGCGATGTTGCTCCCAATTTTACCCAGTTGACAAATCTTGTCAATTACAGCCTCGGAAAAGTAAGGCAGGTAGGTATTTATTGCCCGGTAATATTCAATGCTGATTTTGTTACCGACATACAGGTAGTGATTGACGGACTGGTGACAGAACACAAGCCCTTAAGCGTATTGCTTGGATTATTCTACGATACCGAGGCTGAGGATCCTTTTGAAGTTGATCTGCGCGCTTTAGACAGCCTGAATGTAAGCGTCATCATCGGCCAGGATGGAGATAATGACGGAGCCACCTTGTTTGAAACTAAAGGATCAGTTACCTGCCTGGGGGCGACACTGGGAGCTGTCAGCCTGCTACAGGTTCACCATAACATAGGATGGGTAGGAAAAATGAACATGGCACAGACAGAACTTACAGTACCGGCGCTGTGCGATGGAAGGCTGGTACGTGATCTGACGGATAATGACCTTGATACACTCAATACAAGTGGGTATATATTCCTGAAAACCCACATCGGAATTTCGGGGAGCTACTTCAATGATAGTCATACCTGTACGGATGCCACAAGCGATTATGCCTACCTGGAGAATGTGCGGACAATTGACAAAGCGATACGCGGAGTGAGGACGTACCTGCTGCCGGAACTGAATGCTCCGGTTACGGTGGATGCCACAAGCGGCAAACTGGCTAAGGAATACTGCAAATACCTCGAAGAGCGGGGAGGCATGGCATTGCTGCAAATGTCGCAAGCCGGAGAGCTGAGCGGTTACCAGGTATATGTGAACCCTGACCAGAACGTACTGAGCACTTCGAAGGTTAATGTAACCATACAGCTTGTGCCCAAAGGCGTGAGCAGACAGATAGAGGTTACTATCGGGTTTGTTACGAAACTGGATTAATTGGTTAATTAGATTAAATTGGTTAATTAGGTAAATATTGATAATTATGGACTTTCCGACAAACATTAACGGACAGAGCTACGGCTGGAGCAGTTTGAAATGCAACATAGCCGGAGTGGATGTGGCAGGTATAACCGCTATAAGCTACAAAGAAGAACAGGCTATAGAACCTGTTTATGGCGCAGGCAACCGGCAGGTAAGCTACAGCAAGGGAAAGATAACCAACTCAGGCAGCATTACCCTGCTGAAGGAGGAAGTTGAAAGCCTGCAGGCGGCTATCCTGACGGGGAGGCTGCAGGATGCGCCGGAGTTCACAGTGGTAGTTAGTTATGCCACCGATGATGGCAAGATAGCCCTGCATACCCTGAAGTATTGCCGGTTCAAGAATAACGGCAGAGATACCAAGCGCGACGATATGGAGATCGCCGTGACGATTGATATGCTGATAGGGGAGATTGCGTGGAAATAGCCTCCCCCTGCCCCCTCCAAAGGGGGATATGGATTGAGTTAATTTGTTAATTGATTTAATTGAAATATGAACGCGAAACAATTCAGTCTGATAGCATGGCTGGTAGTGATTCTACTGGCGGCAGTGATCACTGGAGCTATAACCGGGTGGATATATTTGCGGTGGTACGAAATAACCCTTGGGATTTATTTTGTATTAATCATTATTGTTCCCTGGATGCTTTACCGAAAGGAATGAGAAAATGGTTACAATTATCTGTATAATAATTGCTTCTGTTGCGAACAGTGTGATGGATACGCTCAAATTCCGGTTTGAGCGTTCCATTTTTAACTGGAAAGGATGGATGAGGTTTTGCGGGCCTGAGAGCTGGAAGAATAAATGGCGCCTCCCCCCGACCCCCTCGGAGAGTGGGAGAGAACGGTTCCTGTTCAGCTCTACAGTGATGGTATGGACGACTGATATGTGGCACCTGGCGCAAAAGATTATGATCGCTGCTTTTATTGCGGCTATCCTGGTATATGAGCCGGTGGTGAACTGGTGGGTGGATGCGTTGATTATGCAGGCGGTATTCAGCGGAGTGAAGGAATTGTTTTTTGGGTGGATTTGGATAAAACCTCCCCCTGCCCCCTCCAAAGGGGGATAATCGAAAAAATCAAAATAAATGAAAAACGAAAAGATTTATCACGGTAGGCTGGAGGATGCAGCCATCGAGGAATTGAAACGGAAGCACGGCGAAGTATTTGAGATCGTTGTTCCGATGGATGATGAAGAGAAGGAGTATGCGGTGGGATACCTGAAGAAACCGACGCGACAGATACTGGGATCTGTGAGTGGCATGGCAAACAGCAACCCGATGAGGGCGGCGGAGATCATGCTGGTTAATTGCTGGCTGGCAGGTAATGAAGGTATAAAGACCGACGATGATCTGTTCATGGGCGCCATACAGCCTGTATTCAGCATTATCAAGATAAGGAACGGCGAGCTTAAAAAAAAATAGATGACTTGGTTATCCGGGAGGCGGACGAGATCAGGAAGATGGATGCGATATTGCGTTACAATTTCAGGATTGATCCGGAGGAGCTGGATGACGAAGCCTGGGCTGAACGATGGAATGAATGGGTATGGCTGGCGGGGGAAATATACAAAAAGAAATGATTACCAGCGAAAAGTAAAATTAATGGTATTGCTTTTATGATTATTTCGCCGGAAAGGTTCTATAAAAAGGTAACCGATAAGGATATATAAGGTGCAAAACAATGCTGCAAGCAAAACGATAAAGAAGATGAAAGCAATAATACCGATGATAGTTCCCATTTTATTTTTTTGGCAAATATACAAATAAATGGCAGATAATCAATTAAATTTTACGGTTAGTTTCAATTCGAATCAGGGTGATATATTTTCGCAGATCATTTCGAATATACAGCAAACCAGCCAGAAGGCTACCGGATTAACTGCGGTTTTCAATAAGCTTGGTTCCTCTCTATTTTATCTGAATCAAATCAATCAGGCATTTCAAGGAATAAAATCAGGGATTGATTCTGTGATTGCCCCAGGCGCACAGTTTGAGCAACAGATAGCCGATTTGTCAGCCATTACCGGCATTGCGGGTAAAGATTTGAATGATCTCGAAAAGGCTTCGCGCGACATGGGTAAGGCCTCCGGCCTGGGAGCAACCGGAGCGGCAGAGGCCTTCAAGTTGCTGGCATCGAATATTGATATTGCAAAGATCGGCGGAGTTGAAGGCCTGAAGGCATTGCAGAAAGAGACGATAACATTAGCACAGGCATCAGGTGTGGACCTGCCAACAGCAGCCGACACAATGTCTGCATCCATCAATCAATTCCAGTTAAAGGCTTCCGATGCAGCGCGGGTGATCAATGTGCTGGCTGCAGGTGCGAAGTTTGGAGCGGCAGAAGTACCGCATTTGGCAGACTCGCTTAAATATGTCGGGCCGGTCGCGGGGACGGCGGGCGTAAGCATAGAGCAGACCGTGGGCGCTCTGGAAGTTTTATCTCAATCTGCCATCAAAGGCAGCCAGGCAGGAACCGATCTGAGCGCCATTATGGTGAAGATGCAGAGTACGCTCGGAATAGATATTGGCAAAGTAGGACTCCCTGCAGCGCTTGAAGCCTTGAAACCGAATCTGGATGATGTAACATTCCTGACAAAAACATTTGGGCTTGAAAATCTCAAGAGCATCCAGACACTAATTGCTAATGCCGACCAGGTGAAAGTGATGGAGCAAAGGGTGACGGATACCAATGTGGCTTATGAGCAGGCCGCGATACGGATGGACACCTACCAGGGGAAGATGGCAAAGCTGAAGGCATGGTTCGACGATCTGAAGATCGCCATTTTCAACACTACTGAGAAGATCTTACCATTCGTTGATCTTGCAACGAATGCCGTCATGATTACAAGCAACCTGGGCGGAGCTATACAGGCTTTCAGTGTGATTGCAAATACGGCTCTATATAAATCGCTGGTGAAGGCTACGATAGCGGTTTGGGATTTTAATGTGGCATTATGGAGCAATCCTATTACCTGGCTCGTTGCGCTGATTATAGTGGGAGTGGCTATCATTGTGGCTGAATTGTACGGCATTTACAAAGCTGTTATGTATGTATGGGATACCTTTGAGCAGTTCCGGGGATTTCTGTTCGGATTGTGGGAATCTATAAAAGCTGTTTTTATGAATATCGGAAGGTTGGCAAGAGATGTTTTTGGTGGCCTGGGTGATATGTTAATTGGGATCATGACTCTTGATATAGGTAAGATCAGCCGCGGATGGAGCACACTGACGGGTGCATTCAAGGATTTCGGTGACAAGGTTGGCAATGCCTGGTCGGAGGGATTTGCCGGTGGATTGAGGGATTTTAACCATGAAAAGACAGCCGGAAAGTATGGTGAAGGCAAAGGCATGCTTTTAAACATGGGATCGGATGCGACTGGACCTTATGGTATGTTGTATTTATCTCCAGATGGAGGCAGTGAGCTTGTCGGCGGGATTAAATCGAATAGTCCACTGGGTGGCAGTGAGCTTGTCGGTGGGTTGAAATCCCCAACTCCCGAACAGGTGATCAGCGGAGGCGGAGCTTCGAAAGTGATCAACATCCTGCAGAATGGTAAGCTCATAGAGAATTATTCCAATATTTTCAGCAATGGCCAGCAGGCAATGGATGACCTGGAAAGGAAGGTGAAGCAAATTATTTTGAACGCATTGAATGACTTTAATTTACTGGCTGAGAACTAATGGCAACCTACATATTTAAACTCGAAGAAAACAGGGGTAACCTGATCAAGCCTTACCTTTTCATCCCTCAGCCGGGAGCGGGAGGATCGTCGCAATATACGAAAGCTGGAATGTACGGTAGCAGCCTTATAGAACCGGTAACAGAGGAAGAGAAACTGAATGTAAGAGGGCTTACCGACTGGTACGGCAGACCTGTTTTCAGCGACCTGGTTCTGAAAAGGGATGATAACGATAAGGATGAGATCAGGCTGATCAGCGCTATGCTGACCGTGGAGCAGCGAAAGAATATCGTGAAAACGAATTTGACCGGACGCAACGGAAGCATACTGGAATATATATCCATGGGAAGTTATGAAGTAACCATCGAGGGATCGGTCAATAACGAAAATCTGAAAGGATATCCCAAGGATCAGGTGGATGCCCTGGCGAGGATGCTGGAGGAGCCTATGGCTTTAAAGGTTATCAGCGAATACCTTATGATGTTCGGGATTTATTACCTGGCGATTGATTCATACCGGTTCAAACAGAATCCTCATTCGGAAACGAGCCAGGATTTATATATTAAATGTATAAGCGATGAGATGCTCGAACTGGTTATCGAATGATCAATCAATGCCCGGATCACCTTTGACAAACTCAACGGTGAAATCTTCGCCGCCCGGAACGAATTCGACGGAGAAATCGCCGCAGGCTTTAACGAATTCCCATTGCCCGCAGCGATCAGGCATTTTAACGGAAGTATCTATACGAATATCTGCCCCTGCAGGAACAATCAATATTTTAAAATCGGCGGCAAATTTTTTTATCTCGACTTTGCCGAATAAGGGTATATCGCGGCATTTGCAATCGGCAGTGATTGGATTGTCGCTTACGGCGAACGGAAACAGGATCAGAAACAGTATTAAAAGCAGTTTCATAAGCATTTAAAATCGGCTTTAAAGATACAAAAAATGTACCGGCTTACATGCCATATCGAGATAGGAGGCTAATTCTTTTTTTCGAGTGCTAAGAGAAATAATTTGCGATACGGTATAGGGTAAAATCTTTATCCCGGACACCGAAATTGTTGGTGATGAAACGTTGGATTTTACCATTCATGTTCTCA